TTAGCATTTTTTGAATTATGGAATCAAGCAGGAAAAGGCTGGCTTAAGACACATCGACTCCTTAAACCATTGCTTAATAATCAACTTTTAATACAGCGGTTTAAGGAAAGCAATATCGAACTCCAGGAGGCAGAATTTGCCATAGCGGAAGTTATTTATCTAATGAAAACTGATGATTTTTGGTCACAAAGAAGGAGAAAACAAGGTATTCCTTGGTTTTTTCAAAAGCGTGGCGGTGGGAATGAAGGAGAAGAAAATTGGGCATGGTTTTACGATCATAGAATAAACAGATTAGAATTAGAAGAAGAGAAAAAAACAGAACATAATAATGTTTTTAAATTTGAAGCTATTAAGGAATTGCCATGAAAACTCATCCCAATTGCGCCTTAATGACTTCTAAGGAGTTTAACGATGCGGAGAAAAGACATCAAGGAGTTTTCCACGAAACTAGGTTTGGCTTTCTTAGCTCTCATCTTGGTATACGCCCTGCTCAGAACCATTTTCTTCTTGGGACTGCTGGGTGCGGTAAATCTTCCCTTTGTCGAGCTATTCAAATAGATTGCGCAAAAAAGAATCGAATATTAATCCATTTATCTGAAGAAAAAATTGAAGACTATAAGTACAAACTAAATACGCAATTAAATGATAAATCAATTTTAAAAAACATTTTTATTGTATCTGAAAACCAAAGAGATAATTCTTTTAAACAGGGATTTAATTCTTTCTTTAGTTGGTTTGAAGAAAACATAAATGAATTTCAACCAGAGGTTATATTCTTTGATAATTTAACAACATCTTATCTTTGGACATCTTTAGGTTTAAAAGGACAAGAAGAAGGTTTAGTAAAATTTAACAACATTGCAGAAGATACAAAACTTAGCTTTTTTCATGTTTTACATACTAAAAAAGACGTAACCGATACCACAGTTAGAAATTTAATTCAGCCAGAAGACTGTAGAGGTACTCAACAAAGTGCTTTAATGGCACCATATTTTTATGTATTTCAAAACTTTAAAAATGAGTTCGGTAACAATGCGACAATAAGAGTAGCGAAAAGTAGATTTCACGATTTGGCAGTAAATAGATTCTTTGGACTAAATTACGATAGGGGTCATGCTACTTATACCAATGATAAAGAGATTGCTTTTAATGATCTAAAAGCGTTATTTCAAGACCGATATAAATTTAATGAAGGAAAGAAAGATGTTTAGATGTTTAAAGAAATTTTTTCAAAAACCAGAAGTATCTACAAAAAAATCAAATAATGTTATTCTTATAGGGCATAGTGCAACAAAGAAAGGGGCTAGAGTCATCGGTTATCAAAATGAATACAAATATAATTCCAAGGTTGGTCATATAGTTAAGGGTTTAATCCCTGAAATTGAAGTTTGTTTTTATAACGAACTAGAAGAGGATTATGTGGTCATCTCCGATCCAGGTTTTATTTCCCTGGAACTTCATTGCAATGCTTTTAATGGATATGTTAAAGGGAGTGAGGTTTTAATAATGAGAGATGATTTTGTCAGTAAACCTTATGCAGAAGATTTCTTGGAAGATCTTTGTGAGCGTTTCAAAAAGAGAAATAGAGGAGTTAAAGAATTAGACTCTGATGATCTTGGTTACAATAATCTTAAAAATGTTAAAAAAAAGGGCGCTAGAATTGCTATTATAGTCGAGCCTTTCTTTGGCGATGCTTTTACAGATGTAATCTCCTCTACTGAATATGCTCAATTCCTTGTTGATTGGTTTAATAACTAGAGGCATTTTTGATGCTAAAAAATATACATTTTTTACTTCATCCAACACCTTGCGTAGTCGTAGAACTACCAGAGAATTGCTTTGAAAAATGTGAGGTATTTGCAACTGACGTCTATGAAACAAATAAGGATTGCTATCAAGGGAGAAGACAAACAAGTAAAAATGAAATTATTCGCCAAATTATAACAGGAAAATTAGGAGAATTTGCAGTCTACTATTATATGAACGCTTTTTTGGGATTTCATTCAAATGATGTTGATTTAGAAATTTATAAAACTAAAGAGGACAATGACGCTATATATAATATTCATGTAAAAAGTATCTTATGTAGTTCTGCAAAAAAATACGGGTTATCTTGGATTATGGAAAAAAATGACCCTTTATTTAATAATATGAATAAAATGGATGAAGTTTTCGCTTTCTGCCAAGTATTAGGTAAAAGAATAGTTCATTTTTACGGTTTTTTACCTCTACCTATGCTTAGACTAGGGAAGCCTAAAAAAAGTAGCTTAAAGTCTAAATATGCTATCTATTTTGGCGAACAAATGAAAGACCAGATTATTTACGGGTTAGATCTAAAGAAATAATTACTATTACTCTTCTTTACTATTATTTAAAGCTATTAAGTATTCCCCATACCAATATAGAGCTTCTGCGATCTTCTGTTGAACATAGTGTAGATATGCATCATCATCACAAGGGTAATTGGCTAGTATATTATTAAGATGTTCTAGTCTGGATTCTACAGGATCAAAATTATCATGGTTTTCGTGGTGGATTAAAGGGAAACGAATCATTTTACCTTTTGCTTTCATTTTAGAATTTTAGCATTATTTTCTTTACTTATCGCCGAATGTGCTTAGAATGGGGGGTGGCTGGCGGGATTCGATCAAAGACTTATATATAACTAGTTAATATCTTTTAAAATCATAACATTCTTGACTTTGTTACTTTTAAAATTTTAAAGATATTTTATTTTATCCTTTCCTTTTCTCTCCCTTCCTACATTATTTTTGCAGACCATGACAACTCGCTGCGCTGGCAAGATAAGCTGATAATGAAAAAGGTTTATTGTCAATGACTTTTTTTTCATCCTAAAAGCTTTTCTCCCACGACAAATTGGGTAGAATAAAGAAAGATAAGTAAGCGCTACAAAATAAGAGGAAAAGGTGAGAATGTGGACAAGAAAATTTCAAAAGAAGATCAAAAAAGCATAGAATTAGCAATGAAAAGATCTATTATGAAAGACAACCCAAAAACGTTTCTCTTGGGTAAAGTTTGGAAAGAATTATTTCCCGACGAGGAAAAGTATCAGAATTTTAACGATAATTTAGTATATGGTGTTGAGATATAAAAAAAAGGGGACTATTTCTAATCCCCTTGCTTTAATTAAAGTTTAACATCAAGAAAAAAGGACTAAACTTGGTATTCCTCTCTAATTACAAAGAATTGTAACCCACAAAGCTTAAAAAAGTCCAATTTATCCTGTGAAATCAGCTTTTCTTTGGATTTCCTATTGAAAACTCTCCAGAAAATTTCCTTATCTAAATCATTGCAAAACTCGTAAAAGATGCCATTCGTATGCTTTGACCTTTTTACTACAATCTTTCTATTTTTAGGTTGATAGCTATTTTCTTTACAGAAACGCATCAATTTTCCCAGTCTTCTTTTCCTTAGTTTATAACTTGGCTGATTGCCTAAAAAATCCCAATTCTGCTTATTTTCCATAATTTACCTCTAGTAAAATTTTTAATATCTCCTTAGCTTCATTTTCTTTGTACTTACAAGCAGTAATCCAAGCAGCCTCAATAGCTAACTTAGTCCGCTCGTCATCAAACTTACCAAACTTTTCCCTCATTACTCTTTCAAGCTCTTTCAAGTCATTGCTAGGCGTCATTCTTTCCCCTATTCCATTATTTCAATGTTAGTATTAGTCCGAACAAAAAACATCTTAAAATCTTCCTCAATTTCAAATAGCCAGGATTCTAAATTATCACTATATTTTTCAGGCTCTAAAATACAACTCACTCTAGCGTTATGGATATTCCGCATCAATTTAATTAAAAGTTTTTTTGTTTCTTTATTCATTTTTCCCCCTATTTGTCTTAATATTAAAACCTTCGAGATGTTTTCTTGTAAAACTCTCTACCTTTTCCTTTCCCCGCAAGTCCCATTCAATTTTTTTAAATTTCCTTTTAACATCACTATAAGTTGAAGAATCATTATAATAAAACTCTCTATAAAATATCTCGCCTGGAATAATTAAAGACAAATAATAATAAGGATAATTATAAACAAGCTCATGCGTCATTTTTTCCGGTGAGTTGTTTAGAAAATAGTTGTGAATTTTATATCCATTTTTAGATTTCTTGATTATAAATTCAAAATTATTTTGACACGGAAAATCATTATAATAAAAATCTAAATTATCTAAAATAGTATCTGTTACCTCCTTGACTGCTTTATCCATGCTATCCCCTTTTTTTAGTTGATTAGTTTTCATTTTTCCCCCTTAATAGTTTTTTGTCTCTCTTTGACCATTTCTAACGCTTCTTTTTTAGTTTTAAAATACCAGGGATAAAACCAACTCCCCCCAGTGGTGTGGACTATGTGAATAGGTCTCATAATCCGCCATGCTTTGCTTTTCCTGTGATACAGAACATCTCTTTTTTTCATCTTTTTAACTCCTTCATTTCATTAGTTCATTAATTTGAACCGTTTTATTGTTTTTGTCGTAGCACGTCATGCAATCAAAACATTTCTTTTCACCGCAATTAATGTTAATTGTGTTATTTTTTACATAATCCTTAGTGTAACAAGTGAAAACTTTATCAAAATGCAATGGTTTTTTATCTATTTTATTTAGTTTTTGACTTGAATAGATAAGGATTAGATTATCAGGTTTTCCGCCTTCCTCCTCTATGGCGGTAATTACCTTTTTGGGGTCATGCGTCCATAAAGTAAATTGAGTTCTTAGGTTATATTTAGCTATTCTTAAGCTATTTCTTGCATGAATAACATTATCTAGTTCGCCATGAGCACTGAAACGAAAAGTACTTGCATTAATTCTCGGCAACGCTGCATTGGGCAACAAAACATTATTCATCGCTTCAGTATTTTTTTGGAAACGATTTTTTGCGTTTTCGTAACGCTTCATCATCCGAAAAGAATAGCAACCGTGGCAAGGTGAGTCAGGATCATTAGCACGAACGTA